TGCGTGGGTTATGCGGTCACCTTGACCATCTGCGCTTACTTCATCACCGCGAGCGCTTCGATGAACTTTTGCAGCGCCTGGGCGTCTGCCTTGAAGTATTCTGCGCACTTCAGAGCTTCATTTTTCGCGTCTTCCCAGTTTTTGAGTGTCTCATTCCGGGCGGCGACAAGCCGGATAAGTTCCTGCGCCTGATCGGCGCTCATCGCACTCACGGCCTCAATGCTCAACGCTTGCACCTTGGGCGTGCGCTTGGTTCCCTTGTCACTGCGCGGCGCTCGTGTGGGTGCTTCTGCCGCGATAGAGGGTTTGTCTGCGCTCAGGTTCATCGCTGCAACTCGCGCTGCGGCGGCCTCGATGGTTTCTGCGTCAAGCTCTGGTGCGTGCATATTGTCCTTTCTGGTTGCAAGCTATTGTGTTGCGCTCATCCGCGCATCTTCTTCCTGCCGTAGCTGCTCACGAAGCCGCTGCGGTATCCTTCCTCTGCCGCCCATTCGCGCCGCGTCAGTGGCCCGTCGCGCTCTCGCTGGATCATGCGCTCGGCCACATTCGCCGCGATCTGGTTCGCTTCGTCCAGCGGCTCAGGCGGGTCAATGATACCGCGCTGGAGGCTCCAGATTGCGACGAAGCGCGTCATCCCTCCACCTTCTCGACTGAAATCAGCGCGCGCTCTGGCAGCCCGTAGCGTTTTACCGCTTTCAGGCCCACAACCTGCCCATCGTCCGCGAACAGGATGCCCGTCAGCGCGTCCAGGGTGGCCCGGCACAGCTTGTCAATGTCCGGCTTGGTTGGCGGGTGCGTCCATGCCTTCTTGTGCCCCTTGGGGCGCTTGAAATAGAAGTCGCACTGGACGGAAACCGCGACATGCGGCCCGGCGAATATCTCGCTGCCATCTCGCGCAGCCAAAGCGGCATAGCCCACCGCCTGTCGATAGGGCATCGTCTTTGCGTTGTCGCAGGTGAGCCGCGCTTTGCCGCCAACGATGAACGCTTTGAGTGATCCCTGGGGCGCTGGCCGGCCAAGAACCTCGAACTGGATGTAACCGCTCATCCGCGCACCCCGTATTCCTTCAGCCTGCGGTAATAGGTGTTTGTTGAGATGCCGAGCGCAACGCAAGCCGCCCGCGAGTGTCTCCCGAACGTATCGCGCGCGTTCAAGATAGCCTCTTTCTCAACCTCCGCGATAGTGCGCACCTCGCGTGTTGGAGCGTTGCTCTCGCAGGGTGTGTCCGGTTCCGGTTCTGGCTCAACCATCGCTTGAATCAGCAGCGGCGACGATTCCAGCGCGTCAATGAGGCGGCTCAATCGCTGCACCTGGCCGCGCAGAAAGTGAAAGTCCTGCTCCATCTGCTTGAGCGTCATGGGCGCACCGTCGGAAACTCTTTCCACTCGCGGCCGTCGAGCATGGCACCGGCGGCTTCCCTGCCGAGACGGTACAGGTCAGGCGCATCGTCGCAGTGTAACTCTTCGCTCTGACGAGGAGTCAGCGAATCGTAAAGCCAGCGCCCATCCCACCAAGTTGCAGTCCGCTCGGTGTGGGTAGGCAGATGACCGGCGCAAGCCCCAGGCGCCCATTCGCCCCACCCCTTGAAGAAAAAGGCCGTGCCGGTCACCTCGCATTGGTCGCGCAGACTCTCGGCCCACTCGGGAAGCATCGGCCGCGCATTCGGTCCGCTCTCGCCTCCACAGATCACCCAGTCCAACTCTCGTAGGCCGTCGTATTCGTCCGTGCAAATCCTACCGCACTCATCTGGTTCCGGCATTTTGTGACGCGGATGTGGTGTATCAAAGTCGGTCGAGTTTTTCCAGCGAAGACTCACAGGCCCCAGCAATGGCTCAGCCGAGATGAACCGCAATGCCGCCGGCGTCTGTAGCAACAGCGGAATGCGCTCATCCGCCGCGGCCTGATTCTCCACGCTCACGCCCAGCCAGCAGCGCGTCAGCTCAAAGAATCCGAGATTCAAGTTGTCGTCGCACATCACCGAGAGGATGTTCTCCGGCCGCTTGGTCAAAAGCTGCCAGTCGAGCGCATCGCAGGTATCGCCGATGAGTCTCCAGAGGGCTTGCCGCGCGGCGACCGGCGCTTCTAGTTCAAATATATCGGCCTGGCTTGCGCAAAAGACCTTATCGCGCCTTCCCGCTGCCCGCGCTGCCTTCGCCCACCTGATTGGTTCGCGCCAGTTCGCTGCGCTGGTGACGTGTCGCGGCGCGCTTGGTCCCCAATGGCTCACAGGTCCGAGCATGTGCCGATCATCGCGGGTCTTTGCATAGCAGTTCGCGCATCCGGCGCTTACCTTGGTACAGCCGATCCACGGATTGAACGTGTGGTCGGTCCATTCGATTCCAGTTTTAGTGCCCATTTACCACCTCCACATTGAAAGCTCTTGCCTGCTTGTCCTCTTGCTCCACGCGACCGATGCGACCCTTGACCCGCTGGCCGATCTCGGGCAGTTTGTGATTGCGCACATAGTTGCGGTGAAAGAAGAGCGTTTCGCCGGTGTCTGTGCGCACCCAACCTATGTCCTTGTGTGGGATGGTGTTCTCCACGACGCCGGTGAACGTTTCAACTTGCTGCGCTGTCTGCTGCATCTTCAAACCCACCTTTCGCCCACTCAATGTCAGCGTCCGATATTCCCATATCGCCAAAGTCCTCCGCAACGCGCTCCGGCTCGGCAACCTCCGGCGCGCGCTGTTTCAGGCGCTCAATGGTCGCGTCCACGTCCGCCAGGAACTTGTCCGTTGCTTCGCGCATCTTGGCAATCTGCGCCTCGCACTCCTCGCGGTGCAGGCGGATGGTGAACTGCACGTAGCGCCTGGGTAGGATCGGGCCGAACATCGCGGGATCGTTGCTCATGCCGCCGTCACGCGAAATGAAGTCTATCCATTGCAGCGGCGGGCAGCACATGAATGCGAAGAGCAGTTGCGGCATATTGCCCTCTGGAATCTGGCCCGCATCGAGGGCTCGCAGGTGCGTGGTTGTGCGCGGGCACTTCGACTCGATAGCGCCGACCAGATTACCATCTGCGTCGTTTACCAAGCCATCCGGGCTCCAGCCGGTGCGCTCATTGTCGCCCACCACCATGCCGACCTCTTCGACCATCACGCCCTCTTCGAGTTCGTAGGCCGTGCGGGCCGCTGGCTCAGAGAACGTACCAGCCTTCATGGGCGCTGATACAAAGTGGTCCTGCGCCGCGATGCCGCTTAGAATCTCCGCGACCTTCTCCAGCCGGTAGAGTTCGCGCTTGGAACCCTCGACGCCCTTCTGCGTGAAATTCATGATGGCCGACGCACTGGACGCTGTGGCGCGGCCTAGGTGCGCTTGGAAAAAGTCATCGGACACGTTACCGTCTGTGCCGTGCTGCGCGAATCGTAGAATCTGCATACTTCCTCTCCGTGTTTGATGGTTACTGCGCGGGCCGTTCCGCTCCCTGCCAGCTTCCGTTACCTTTTGGCTACGGCCTCCTAGTTGGCCGGTGGAATGCTGCTGGCACCCTATCCCCCGAGGGTTCCCCGTCTCATCCGTGAGTGTTCAGAGCCTATCTCTAGGTTGTCGGAGTCACCCGCGCAAATTTAATAGCTGATGGTTACGTGCGGCACAGCGCCCTTTGCAATGGCAATGAGCAGGTCTTGAGCGCGGTCCATTGGGATGTCGAGCGCAACAATCGCGCCCAGGGCTTCATTGTCGATCTTGAGCCGGTGTGCACGATTCTTTGCGCGCTTCTCAGCCTCTTCGAGTTCCTCTTTTTGCCGCGCCGCTACCCGCTGGCGCTCAGCCTCGACCGCCGCATACCGTTCGCGCTCTGCCTTTGCTACTGCTGCGCTGGCTGCAAGTTCTGCCGCTTCGGCCTCAGCTACGCGCCGCGCCTCAGCATCCCGTAGAGCTTGTTGCGCGCGCTCTTCCGCTTCCTCTGCTTCGCGGCGCTCCTTTGCCAATTGCGCCTGATAGGATTCGGCCTCTGCTAGGCGCAATGCTTCTGCGCGTAATTCCGCTGCGATCTTCTCCGCTTCGGCCTGCTTCGCCCGCGCCTCAGCCTCAATGCGCTCGTTCTCGACGCGCTGGCGTTCACGCTCGGCAGCTTCGCGGGCAATGCGGGCTTGCTCCTCTGCGCGGCGCTCTGCGGCCTCCTGGGCTGCTTTAGCCGCGGCTTCCTCGCGCTCCTTAATGGCGCGCTCTGCGGCTTCGGCGCGGAGGCGTTCAAGCTCAATCCGTGCTGCCTCGTGAGCTTCTTTCGCTTCGACAGCTTGCAAAATCTGCGCTTTGGCGTAGGCTTTGGTCTGTGCTGCGCGAGTTGCGAATTCCTGCCAGTCGCGAGGATCGGTTTCAATCTCCCGCAGCCGGTCGCGCATAGCTTCCACACTCAAAACTGACCAGTTCGTCAGCGTGTAAGGACCCGCGTTCGCGATCTCTTGCAATTCCTGCTCATGCGCAGCAACCCTCTCTTTCTCTGCGTTCTCCCAGTCGGTCAAAGGCTTGCGCACTTCGATCTTGAGTGCTTCAATGCGCTCATCCGCCTTGCGCCCCTCGGCGTCAATTGCCTCTTTCTGCTTGCGGATATCCTCCGTAAGGCCCTTGCGCAGGTTCTCCAGGGGCTTCTTCGAACACGCGACCCTGTAGGCGAGCGAGGCGATAGCATCGCGGCCAGCCTTGGTGCTGATGTCCAACTTTGCGGCCTGTGCGCGAACCTCATTTTCCAAGTTGGTAAGAATGTCGTTCGATCCGCCGGCCTTAAAGAACTCCACCGGCACGATGGTTTGCAGGGTTGTGATGATTGCCAGTTCGGTTGACCCGCTGGTAATTGTGGGCTGTGCCGCGTGTGCTTCGGTATTCAGTC